TGAACAATCAGGTTCATTTAAATCAGATATTGCCCGTGTTGCAGGTATTGATTTACCAGAATATGAAGAAAATAAAAGCCAATATAGAAAAAATCTTGTAGCACAACTTGCTAAAAAAAAGAATCTTTCACCTGAATTAGTTAAAGAAGAATTATCAAACGTTCAAAAAGTTATTCGTAAAATGCAAGGTCAAATGAATAGTGGCATGGACCCTAAGTTATTAACTGAATATCTTGGAGCAGAAATGAAAGATTTAGCTGCCTTTGGTTCAAAGTATGGTGGCAATGTTTTAAGTAAAGTTAGTAAAGGAATTACCGGAATAGATTTACCTATCTTTCAAGTAATGTTTGGATCTATGTATGACATTGAACAAGATAGTCCTTTATGGCTAACACTTCCTGCGGCTTTTACAGATGAAGTATCAAATGTTTTTAAATTATATGATAAATCTAAAGGTAGATTTGGTTTAGGAAAAGCAAAAGACTTTGGTAAATTTTTAGCAAGTTCTTTTGTACCTAGAGTTTTAAGAAATCCTATTTTCAAAGGTGTAAGTAAAATAGGTAAAGCAGGATCTTTTACTGCACCTGTATTAGAACTTGGTAAACAAGTTTATTTAAATGAAAAAAGAAAAGGAATGCTTCCAGATATTGCAAGACAGTTTGATATACCTATTGAAAAAGCAAGAGAAGGTTATGATAATTATATAAAACAAGGTCAGATAAGAGGAATGGAATCCATGGTAGATGACATGGAGATTCCTGAAATATCTAAACAAGGTCAAGATAATTTGGATTCAACAGTTAATTCTTTTAAACAAATTGGAGCTTTGTTGGGTTTAAATAAGGATCCTTATGCAGAAAAAGAATCTATTTATACAAGAGGTAAAGAGACTCCAATGTCATTGGATAGAGTCTTAGATCCAGAACGTAAAATGTTTAATCAAGGTTCAAGCGTGGATGATGCAGTAAGAACTGTAAACCCAGAACAAGACTCTTTTAAAAAATTAAGCAACGTACTAGGTGCTTATAAAAGATATAGAAGAGGTGAAAAAAATCCTAAAATAAGTTTTAGTAAATTCTTCGAATTATATTCAACAGAAAATTTTGCGGAAGGTGGAAGAGTAAACTTTGCAGACGGACCAAAAGATCCTAGTAAAAAAGGTATTGGCAGTTTAAGTAAAAGAAACTTTTTAAAAATGTTAACACTTATTCCTGCAGGTATCTTAGCACTTAGAGGAGGACCTAATTTAATAAAAAAAGTACAAAAAACAGCACCGGTAGTAAAAGAAACTTTAGCAGGTGCTCCAGATCATTTTATAAATCTATATAATAAAATTAAAGAATTTGGATTTGATGCAACTAAGGTGTATTCATTTGGCCCAAAAGATCCAAACAAATATATAAAATATAAAGACTATGAATTAACAGAAGATATAAATACAGGTCAAAAAACAATTCAAAGATATAAAACACTTGATGATAGTGAAGGTGCAGCTGATTATTACGGTCAACCTTTAACCGAAGAAACTTACATGAGTTATAAACCTGGAAAAGGCCAAATGGATGAAACGATGAAAGGTAAAACTCCACCAAATGAGTATGAAGAAGGCACAGCGTATTTAAGAAACGATCGTGAATATGTAGGCGAGGTTGTTGATGAATCGTCTGGTATTGCTGATGATATATTTGAAGAAGCAGGTGTTCCTGTCCCTGAAGCAATTAGAAAAAAATAATGAATAAATACCCTAAGAAACACTTATTACCCCCTGAAGCCGGACCCATGCCTCAGGGCTTGAATTTAAACTATAATGGTGTTAGAACCCTTAAACAATCTGGAGAAAAAATAAATGTCAGAAAAATACGACAACATAACAAAAGCTCTACCAAACGAGCCTAGAACAGAATTAGAAATACCAGCTGAAGAAGAAATTCAAGAGCAGGTAGTTGAACAACAAGAGATGGAATCTCTATCTCCGGATAATATTGAAATTTCAGAAAATGAAGATGGATCCGTTGATATTGATTTAGATCCACAAGCTGCAGCACCTGAAGGCGGTGATGAGCATTATGCAAACTTAGCAGAATTTTTACCAGAAGATGTTTTAGGAGAACTAGCATCTGATCTTAATGGTAAATACATGGACTACTCTTCTTCAAGAAAAGATTGGGAGAAAGCATATACTACAGGTTTAGATTTATTAGGATTTAAATACGACAATAGAACAGAACCTTTTCAAGGAGCAAGTGGTGCAACTCACCCGGTATTAGCTGAAGCAGTTACACAGTTTCAAGCATTAGCTTATAAAGAATTATTACCAGCAGATGGTCCAGTTAGAACTCAAGTTTTAGGTTTATCTAATGAGCAAACTATTCAACAAGCTGAACGTGTTAGAGATTTCATGAATTATGAAATTATGGAAAAGATGAAAGAGTATGAACCTGAGTTTGATCAAATGTTATTTAATTTGCCATTAGCTGGTTCTGCTTTTAAAAAAGTTTATTATGATGAAATGGAACAAAGAGCAGTATCAAAGTTTGTTCCTGCAGATGATTTAATTGTACCTTACACTGCTACATCTTTAGATGATGCAGAAGCAATTATTCACCGTGTTAAAATGTCTGAGAATGATTTAAGAAAACAACAAGTAGGTGGTTTTTATAAAGACATAGATTTAGGAACTGCAAAAGATCAAGTTTCAGATGTTGAAAAAAAAGAGAGAGAATTAGAAGGTGTTACTAAATCAAAAGATGAAAATTTATTTACTTTACTAGAATGTCATATTGATTTAGACCTAGAGGGTTTCGAGGATGCAGATCCAGAAACTGGTGAGCCCACAGGAATTAAGGTACCTTACATTGTAACTCTAGAAGAAGGTTCAGGAGATATTTTATCTATTAGAAGAAATTATGAAATAGGTGATGTAAAGAAAAATAAGATTCAATATTTTGTACACTTTAAATTTTTACCTGGTTTAGGTTTCTATGGTTTTGGTTTAATCCATATGATTGGTGGATTATCACGTACTGCAACTTCTGCATTAAGACAGTTATTAGATGCAGGAACATTATCTAATTTACCTGCTGGATTTAAAATGAGAGGTATAAGAATTAGAGATGATGCTCAATCAATTCAACCTGGAGAGTTTAGAGATGTAGACGCACCTGGTGGAAATTTAAGAGATTCATTTATGATGTTACCATTTAAAGAACCAAGTCAAACTCTATTAGCTTTAATGGGAGTGGTGGTTCAAGCAGGTCAAAGATTTGCAAGCATTGCAGATTTACAAGTTGGTGATGGTAATCAACAAGCAGCCGTTGGAACAACAGTTGCTTTATTAGAACGTGGTTCAAGAACCATGTCAGCTATTCACAAAAGAATTTACTCTGGTCTAAAAAATGAATTTAAATTATTAGCAAGAGTATTCAAGTTATATCTACCACCGGAATATCCGTATGACGTAGTTGGGGGTCAAAGAACGATTAAACAATCTGACTTTGATGATAGAGTAGATATAGTGCCAGTTGCTGACCCTAACATTTTCTCACAGACACAGCGTATCTCACTTGCGCAGACAGAACTCCAACTGGCAACTTCAAATCCACAAATGCACAACATGTATGCTGTTTACAGAAACATGTACGAAGCATTAGGTGTTAAAAATATTGATCAGGTATTAGTTAAACCAATGCCTCCTCAACCAAAAGATCCGGCATTAGAACATATTGATGCTTTAGGTGGAAAACCTTTCCAAGCATTCCCTGGACAATCTCACAGAGCGCATATTACTGCTCACTTAAATTTTATGGGAACTAACATTGCTAGAAATAATCCGATGATTTTAGCATCACTGGAGAAAAATATTTTTGAACATATTAGTTTAATGGCTCAAGAGCAAATTGAATTAGAATTTAGAGATGAATTAATTCAATTACAGCAAATGGCAGCTATGGCTCAACAACAACCTGAGAATCCTCAGATCCAACAACAGATTATGATGATACAACAAAAGATTGAAGCAAGAAAAGCTGAATTAATTGCTGAAATGATGGAAGAATACATGAACGAAGAACAAAAAATCATTGGAGATTTTGGAAATGACCCAATAGCTAAGTTAAGAGCAAGAGAATTAGACCTTAAAGCACAAGAAAATGCTAGAAAAGAAAAAGAAGGTGAGGACAGAATGGCTCTTGATAAGATGAAAGCTATGATGAACCAAAGAAATCAAGATGAAAAGCTAGAACAGAACGAAGAACTAGCTAATTTAAGAGCAGACACCTCAATTGAGAAGACAATTTTAGGTAAAACACTACCTCAGTCTGATTCAATGGTGAAAAATGTTAATATAATGAGAAGTGACGATTAAATATAAAAAATAAATGACAAAATCGTAAAAAACGATTACAAATAGGTTATTATGATAAAAAATAAAAACAAAACTAATAGTTCTAAAAAAGATACTACTTCTTTTACTGAAAAACCAGTTGAAATGACTCCATGCAACAGTTCTCAAA